ATAGTATCGCCGTCAAGAACACGGTTAATCTCTGTTACTCTGAAGTTGTAGCAGCTCTTCCTGCTCGGTGGAACCATCGCTCCCATTAAAATAATCCGCAAGTGCATTATTTATATCAAATTCAGGATCATTTATTTTTCGTTCCAATTCCCACTGCCTTATATTCTGTATCCAGGTATTAAGAACCTGACTATTATCAGGCAATAACCCCTCATAAGGTTGTTGTTTCTCCACCTCGAACGCTTTCGCTGGGCTCGTCATCAGTAATAATGGGATTAGGATACCAATCATCGTACTTAAAAATCCAGTATATACTTATCGTCACTGCGATAAGGAGAATGCCAATCATTATATTGATTGACCATATTATATCAGAGTAAGATTGCACCGATTATAAATCCCTTAGCAAAGGAGATACAAACAACTTGATAATCTGTCAATCCAAACTTATCTTGACACTTTTTGATAAGATTCTTATCCCACTCAACAACCTTGTCGAAATACTTTTTCATCTTACTGCGTAATAGTATACAAGTATATTTACCCGTTTGAGAAATGTAACTAAAATGTTGCCAAATGCTCACAAATATGCTATATAGTATGTGGTTAACGAGGTATCAATTATGATGATGTCCTACAATCAACTTGCAGGTTGGAATAGTCACCCAACAGAGAAGTTTAACGAAGAAGACATTAGAATCAATGACTATTATGCATGTTTGATTGAATGCGATGATGATCAGTCCACATGTAAACGGATCTGTAAAGAGGTCTTAATATGAATCAAAATTAAAAAATCAATCCCCTCACACGAGGGGATTTTTTTATGCCTTCAATGCAGCTAAAGTTTCCATCCTTGTAAATATTCCTTGCATATCATAAAACAATTTAAAATTCTCTGTTGTAACGTAGTGTCCTCTTATATCATTACCATCACAGTGCCATCCATAAGACTCAACCTTTTCTTCTATACCATCAATCCTCATTTTCTTACTACCATCTAAGTAAGATAGGTATCGCTCGTCTAGATTGATCATAGTTTTATGGTGGTATGTGTGGATACTATAACATAGTCTCGTATAATTATGTATATTCTTAATGTCCTCTTTAGATTATCTCACCTCAAAGTTAAGTTTCTTAACTTTTCTCTTCCTCCTCTGCTCTTGCCATTCCAAGTCTTGAGAAGTAAAAGAATCCTTTTTGTTTGCGGAATGTCCATGAGACACGATCATTACCTTTGACATATCACGAGCACTGATACTATCTCCTGTTACTGTGGTCATATTACTACAACCACAGCATCTTGTCTGATGAGAATGTCCTTCCACCTCTTTACCGCATACACGGCATCTTACTTTTATCATTTTTCTAAGCTCCAAACCAACCTGCGTTGGGTTCTTCTTTTCCTATCCATTTTTTTGATATCTTTTTAATAGCATCCATTGCATCATCTAATTCTTTAGCCTCACCAGTTTCCTGCCTATCAGGTAAAACATAAGGCCTACGATCTGTGACGCACCAACGCCACACTTTTAGATCTGTACTATACCAGAGATGAATTCTCATGAGTTAATGCTTGAACAGATTGCCAATCATCATTAAACAATTCCAAACCTTTATTGGTAAGAATATGATTATAACATTTTTCAAAGACACCTACAGGCATCGTAACAATATCTGAACCATATTCAAATGCTCTACCCACATCTCTAGCACCTCTAATAGATGCTGCTAGAACTTCAGTCCTTACCATATGCTCACGGAATACCTTGGCAATATCTTTTACCAGGCATAGACCACCAAATGAATTATCATCTACTCTACCTACAAATGGTGATACATATGCAGCACCTGCCTTTGCAGCAAGGATTGCTTGTACCTGTGAGAAGATAAGAGTTACATTTACTTTGATACCTTCCTTAGCAAGGTCATGACATGCTTGTAAACCATCAGGTGTACAAGGTACTTTGATAGTTGTCACTTCACCAAACTTTTCATGTAGACGATGAGCTTCCTTAACCGTAGCAAGGACACTATCTGCAACCACTTCCATACTAATGTCAGTCAAACCCATATCTTTGAGTTCTTGATAGACATCATCAGGTTTCCTATGACTCTTCATGATAAGAGTAGGGTTGGTTGTAACACCATCAATCAATCCAGAAGCAAAATGCTTTTGAATCTGTTCACAATCAGCAGTGTCTAAAAAGATTTTCATTGTTCAGGTTTAAAATAATCTTTACGCATGTAGCGTCCTAAGATATTACTATTATAATATAAAGGAGTTTTTCCGTCAAGAGTTTCTGTTAGGACATTGTGAAGAAACAACTGTTTAGTCTCTTCAAAATTTACATCTCCGAGTCTGGT